GTATTAAGTATATTAAGAATTTCGGATCCAAAAAGGACCAGGTTAATTAAGTTTGAATATCTCTTTCATTCTCTCTCAAGAGTTTGATTGAGTTTCTTCATTAGTTTTTAACCCTTTGTTGAGAATAATATCAAATTTATTAGCAACAAAGTCTAGATTAGTATCTATTGCATAATCTCAAGCACTACGGGTAATTCCATAGTACTTAGGATTATATAGATCTAATTCAGTTGGTTCTATAAGTGCTAAAGATATAGACTTTTTCCATAATTTTCCAACATTGATCATCGTATCAGATTTATTTCTGAACTGTGAAACAATTTTGTCAAAATTATTTAACCTCATAGCTTGTGATGAATCAATTAAAGAAATTGAATCATCTTCATAATCCTTTATTATTTCTTTTAGATTTAATAAATGGTTTTTGAATCCATGCAAAAGAGGTCACACTGACAAATCATTAAGATCATATGAATCTTTAAATTTTTCATTAAAGATATCATATTGTCTTAAGATCTCAGAGGAAACTTTAGCAGCCTCCATCTTTAGTCCATCAGATAGTATCTCCTTCATATATGAGGGAAATAGGTCTACTGGTGGCATGATGAAACTCTCATAGGGATTTTTACTCATGATGTAATTTCTAAATTCATCATAGGTAAGATTCCCAAATGAGTATTTCATACTAAAATGGAAGTCATATAATAAATTATAAACTTTCCGGGAAGAGTGATTTCTCACTTTTCCTTTGAGTTTATAAGGTAATTTATCATACAACTTAGCTACTAGATCTAATGTATTACCTTGTCCAACAGATATTTTACTTAAATATGAGTAAATCTCTGTATAGACAATAAAAGGATTATTTCAATTTTGGAATAATCCCTTTAAAGGTAAACCTGTTATTTCCTTACCATTTTTGATCCATCTTTTAGCAAATTCATATGTATCATATGATACATGTGTTTTTGTCTTAGATATATCAACACCCCATCTTGTCATTAATGTTATATATTTATTAGCGACTCTATTGTTTTTAATAACAATATCATCACCAAGTAAAATATAATCATTAAATGTAATATGACCGCATAAGTATGCAGCATATTGCACTACAAGATGATGGGTAATGGTAAAGACTGCCCAGGAACTGTAGGCTCCCATTGGTTGCCCAACTGAATATCTAACATATTCATTTGGTTGGTCCAATACTTGGAAATTCCTATTAACTAATAAGGATTTTCAAGATTGGGCTAAAAC